ATAGCCGGAGAATCCACCAAGCTAACCGCATCGATACCGTCTAAATCCTTTTCTATTACGAGTTCAACAATTCTCATAGCCTATAAACGTTTATATTTTTTTTTGTTATATTTTCAAATTATCCAAGACTAGCCGAAGTAACAATATTTCTATTTAGTGCTTGTTGAGTCGTTACATCTTGAGCCACTACGTAAGCTTTTAGCGGTTGTTGTGATTGTTGCCCAATCGATTGTGCTATTTGATTAGCTCCACCTGTACCAACTACGTTAAAACTAGGAGCATTTGAAGTAGTAGAGCTTGGTACTCCTCCACCGTTTCCACCTCCATTTGGAGTTTGTACCGATAGAATCTTTTGAACATTAGCCAAACCAGAAGCAACTGCAACACCTGCAGCTAATGCAGCTCTAAATGGTGCATCAGGAGTAGGTATAGCTAATTGAGAAGCGTAAGCTTGTTGTGCCGCTAAATAAGTAGAAATAGTAGTAGAAGCGATTGCCGCAGCCTTACCTTCATCAGTTGATTCTCCTAATAAATTAGATGCAACCGCTAAAGCATTAGCTCCGATTTGTAATAGCTCTTGTTTTGCTTTAACTTCTAATTCAGCTATTTTTTTACGAGCTTCTGCTTGTTCAGCTTCGTATTTAGTTCTAGCATCCTCACCCTCTTGTCTAATTTTAGTTAATTCATCTTCTTTTTTCTTTTCTATTTCTGCTTGCTTTATAGCTCGCTCTGTTTCAAGCATAGCATATAAGTCGTTCTTTTCGCCAGCGTCTTTAGTTATAGCTTCAATTTCTTCGGCTCTTCTTTTATACCATAAATCTAATTTTTGTTGTTCTGTAACCGCTTGCAAGTCTTCAATTTCAGTATTATACTGATTTTGCAAATCTGTTAATTTCTTAAGATAAGCCTCATATTCCCCTTGAAACTCACGCATCGAAGCAAGCTCAGAATCTATAACTTTATCTTTTTCTTTTTTCTCAGCTTTACGAACTTTTACTCTAGTATCTGAATTCTTTTTTTCTGTTTTAGTAAGCTCATTTGTCCCTTGCTCAAAACGTTTATTGGTTTTCTCAAAATCTTTAACCGCTTCTCCCCAACTACCTTTTAACTGCTCATAACCTTCACTAATAGAATTAAAATCTAATGTGAAAATCCCTTTAAGTATTTTACCAGCTCCGATTCCTACATTTTTAATAAGTGTAAATAATCCGAATAATCCCGAGTAGAAAACTCCTACTGCTTTAGTTATATATGGTAAAGCATTTAATGCTAATTCTATAAAAGCGTCAAGCAATGGCTCAAATACTTTCATATACAGAATTAGAAACGTTAGGCGGATACGCAACTAACGGATACACTATATACATGAATGGGGCAAATAGTGCCGAAGAAACATTCCTAGATTTTAACGTATTAACTAAGCAAGGTATTATTTACAATTATGAGGAGGGAATAGAATCCACTAAATACCCTTTTATTAATGTCTTAACCGATATAACTTCTCCGGCGGAAGTTCGTGTATCATACAAGGATTTAAGAGGTAGAAATGAGGTAATAGTGACCTACGAAGATTCTACTAGGTCAATGCTCAAGATTCCATTTAGAACGGATTCTATAAAGTTTGACAAGGGTAATACGATGGAGATTATTTGGAGACCAACCGGAGAATACAATGAGACATCTAGCACGTTTACGATATTGCCTATTTGTGAGCCTAAGTTTACTCCCGTTCAATGTCAATATATTAACCGTTTTGGAGGATGGCAATTCTTGACATTCTATAAGGCTAAAACGAATAGCATCACAACCCAAGGGACTACCTATAATTTATTGCCTGATGCGGTAGATTATAACCCTAGTAGGGCGCAAACAAGGTCTTTTAATATTAACGGAAACCAAACGGTTAAATTAAATACCGGATGGATTAACGAAAATTATAATGATTTGATTCAGGACTTGCTTCTATCCGAGACGATTCTTTTAGATGGAGTGCCGGTAGAAGTTAAGACAAACGGAACTGATTTGAAAACTTCGTTAAGAGATAGAAATATTAACTACGAAATAGAGTTTACATACGGATTTAACCTAATAAATAACGTAATATAATGATTAACGTTCTATTGTATATTTATGACGATGCGACTAGCGAGCCACAAAGGATAGAGTTATTCAAGGATGAAACTATTAGCGTTACCTCTAGCATACAAGATGTAAATGATATATCTAAAATATTTACGGATTTTAGCCAGTCTTTTACGATTCCAGCTACGGCACATAATAATAAGATTTTCAAACATTGGTATGAGAACTCTATCGAGAACTCTTTTGATGCTAGAAAACGCAAGAGTGCTTTTATCGAACTTGATTACGTTCCATTTAGAAAAGGAAAAGTACAATTAGAAAAAGCAAGCATTAAGAATGGGCAAATCGAGAATTACCAAATAACCTTTTTTGGCTCATTGATTTCTTTAAAGGATGCTTTTCAAGGTAAATACTTAAAAGACTTAGACTATAGCTCCATTAATTTTACGTACTCCGGAGCGGACGTGGTATCAAGAGTCTCTACATCAAACGATAGCACGGTTAAATTCCCTTTAATTACTTCTTATAGAGCTTGGAGATATGGAGGTAACGGTAATACGGTAGATAATTGGGACATTTCTAAAACGGCATCACCTATTTACCATACAGATTTATTTCCGGCGGTTAAATTAAAGGGTATGCTAGACGTAATAGCGGATAACCTAGATATTACTTTTGAGGGTTCAATACTAGAGAATACTACGGAGACCGCTAAGCATTTTCACCATGCTTACCTTTGGGCTAAAAATGCGAATGATTTTCAAATTAAAGTAGAAAGTCAATTGATAATTTTCCAAACTAAATACTCTACTACGGGTTCTTATGAGTTATTCGATTTAGATACTAGCACCCTAACCTATGTAGATGAGGGAGGTAGCACGTTTATTGAAACTCAAACGATAGATATTACTTGTACCGCTAATGGGATTGCATCCGTGTTATATGTATATCGTAATGGAGTTAAAGTTTATGCGGTAAATTTCACCTCTTCTACTACAAGCCAACAATTCGAGCTATTAATTAGAAGCACGGGAGATTATACATTCAAGATTAGTGCTGCAAGCTCTTTAACCTACACCTCCGAATTAAACTTCGCTATCTCGGATGGCACAAGCGTAATAAGAGACATTCAAGTTATACAAAGCACGGCACAAACTACGGATGTACTTATCGATTTGGCTAACTATATGCCGGAGATTAAGACAGAGGATTTCTTTGCTGGTATATTAAAGATGTTTAATCTTACTTGCTATTCGGATACGCCAGGTGTTTTTAGGATTGAGCAGTTAGAGGATTGGTATAATGCCGGACAAATACGAGATATATCGCCTTTCGTTATTAGCGATAATTTTGAGATTGAAAGAGTGAAACCATACAAGATGCTAAACTTCACTTATGAAGAAAGTGAGGCTTTATTGAACGTGGGATATAAGCAAAATTCTCCTATCCCTTATGGGAATCTAAATTATTCGTTAGATAACGATGGGGAGGAATATAGCGTAGCGTTACCATTTGAGAATATGTTATTTGGCAAGTTTAGCGGAACTAATTTACAAGTAAGCTATGCACTCAAAACGGATTATCAACAATACATACCTAAGCCGGTAATTTTATTCGACTACGGAACGCTTCAAAGTTGCTCGGCTTATTTTATTAACGATGGCTCAAGCACAAGCTCGAAAACTAATTACAATGTATTCGGGCAAGATAGCTTAGTAACGCCAAACGTTAATACTCTTAATTGGGGATTGGAGCTTTCGTCTTTCACGGATAACGTAGAGAATAACACTTTATTTAATGAATACTATCTAAATTATTTAGAGAATATTTACACTATAAAGGCTCGAACTTTTAAGCTTAAGGCTTCGCTACCAATTAGCATTATATCTAGCCTTAAAATGAACGATAGGCTGGTTATTCGGGATAAGAGATATATTATTAACCCTTATACTTACCCTCCTTAACTTGCTTCCAAACATTCTCATCTTCTATCTTCATAGATATCATCCAAGTCCCTTTAGGTAGAGAGAACCCGTATTGCTTAGACTTATCCATGTCGGGGTTGTCGATAATCCAAGACTCTACCACCGTAGCACCATCGAATTTAGCCTTATGCTCAAGCGTTGCGTTTGATTGGTTACCATTCTTTAAGAATAGTTCGCTCGCTTGCTTTACCGTAGCCTCGCTAAAGAACACGTAGAACTCGTCTTTACCATTCTTACGATAGATTTGCTTATTAGGAATTAAAGCAGCTCCCATAAGGATACGTTTATCCGAATCTACTTCAGCAAATTCTATTTTGTATTCCTTATTTAAAGCGATAAAGTTCTCTTCGATAGCCGGAGAATCCACCAAGCTAACCGCATCGATACCGTCTAAATCCTTTTCTATTACGA